GGGGCTAATCTACTATCTGAAGATAAAATAGTTTCTACAGAAGCTGAAAACATGGATAGATCAACAGATATTCAACAAGAAATAGATCAGATAATGAATGATAAAACTGGTCCTTATTGGAATAAATCTCACCCAAATCACGATAAAACTGTGCAACAAGTTTATACTTTACGGGAGATGTTGAGTGGAACCAAGTAATCATCTTAATGACAAAGAGTTAAAACTTGAGGTTTTAAGGATAGTTGTAGAGTCTGGTTCAATAAATCAAAAAGAAAACCCCTTGCCAATTTGTGAAAAATATTATAATTGGATTATAGGTAAGACAATTCGTAAGAACCTTACTGGCAAGAAGGAATAGACTCTAGTCTAAAAGACTTAAAATCCAAGAGATGCCTGCGTAGGCGGATAACTTCTCTGATTGTTTTAAATAAATGATAACAATGGGAGACTAATATGTCATCACAAATAACTACAGCATTTGTCCAGCAGTATTCTGCTAACATTCAAATGTTGTCTCAACAAATGGGATCGTTATTAAGAGACAAAGTTCGTCTTGAATCTGTTGTCGGAAAAAATGCTTTCTTTGACCAAGTCGGGAAAGTAACTGCTGTTTTAAAAACTAGCAGACACTCTGACACTCCACAGATCGACACTCCGCATGCTAGAAGAAGAGTATCTCTTGCGGATTACGAATTTGCGGATTTAATAGATCAACAAGATAAAGTAAGACTCTTGATAGACCCGACATCTTCTTATGCTCAAGCTGCTGCTATGGCAATGGGTAGAGCTATGGATGATGTAGTAATAACTGCGGCTTTGGGAACTGCCTTTACTGGTGAGACGGGAAGTACATCTACTTCTTTACCAGCAGGACAGAAAATAGTGGAGTCAGGTACAGCAGGTTTAACTATTGCTAAATTAAGAACTACAAAAGAAAAGTTCGACTTAGCAAGTGTAGACCCGTCAATACCGAGATTCATTATTGTTTCTCCAAGACAAATCAACGATCTATTAGGAACTACTGAAGTAACAAGTTCTGATTTCAATACTGTTAAAGCATTAGCAAATGGTGAAATCAACTCGTTCTTAGGTTTTAACTTTATAGTATCAAACAGACTATCTATCGCATCTTCTAAAAGAAAATGTATTGCTTTCGCACAAGACGGCATCACATTAGCGGTTGGTAAAGATGTTCAAGCTAGAATAGACGAAAGAGCAGACAAATCGTATGCTACTCAAGTTTACTATTGCATGAGCATTGGCGCAACTCGTATGGAAGAAGAAAAAGTGGTAGAAGTTCAAGCACACGAAGCGTAATAGAAGGAGGATAAAATATTATGGCAAATTCAATTCAACAAGCGAAAATTGCTGCAACTCCTTCAGAGAAAGTAAAGACTAACGAACTTGCAGGTAGAGTTCGTGTAGCTTTTGCTGAATACGAAGCGGGTGGCGAGCAATCAACTATACACATGTTTAGTTTACCTAATGGAGCTAGAATCCTTGGTGGTAGACTTGCACATGATGCACTAGGTTCATCAACTACATTGTCAGTTGGTCATAACGCATACATTGATTCATCAGGATCAACAGTTGCGCTTGACGTTGACGAGTTTAAAGCGGCTGCTTCTTCAGCATCTGCTTCATCTGCTGCTATTGCAACAACAATAGCTTTAGGTGAAAACTCAGTTGTGAACGCTGATAAAGATGGTATTCCGGTTTCTGTAACTATTGCAGGAGCTAATGGTACTGGAACTATTCAGTTGCACATGACATACGTTGTAGACTAATAACTAGATAAGATAGGGGAGAAATCCCCTATCTTTTAAATAAAATTTATATTATAAGAATTTATGGCATCTATAGTAGACATTAACAATGCAGCGTTAAATCAGTTGGGAGCATCAACAATACTTTCACTTACAGAAGATTCAAAAAATGCTAGAATTTGTAATGCTAGATATACACAAATAAGAGATGCAGTTTTCAGATCACATCCTTGGAATTGTTTACAAAAAAGATTAGAACTTTCATCATCAACTACAACACCAGCATGGGGTTATAGTTTTCAATATGATTTGCCGGGAGATTGCTTAAGATTATTGAGAATTTTAGATTATGATTCAGACCATAAAGTAGAAGGTAGAAGTATTTTGTCAAACAACTCTTCTATGAAAATACTTTATGTTTCAAGAGTTACTGACCCTAACCAATATGATGAGTTGCTAAGAGAAACATTAGCAGCAGCAATAGCTGCTGACATAGCTTATGCAATTACATCAAACAATACAACTCAACAAAACATGATAAATCTTTACCAAAACAAATTAAGAGATGCTAGATTTGTTGATTCAACAGAAGGTTACAATACAACTCAAGAAGATGGAATGACCGATGTTATAGATGCAGGTACGTTTATTAACTCAAGGTTTTAATACATGGCTAGGGTAGCTGCACAACTTACAAATTTTACTGCGGGTGAATTATCACCTAGATTAGATGGTAGAAATGATTTAGCAAAATATCCAGCAGGATGTAAAACTCTTGAGAATATGGTTGTATTTCCACATGGTGCAGCAGCTCGTAGACCGGGAACTCAATTTATATCTGAAGTAAAAACAAGTGCTAACAAAACAAGATTAATACCTTTTGAATTTTCAACAGTACAAACTTACGTTCTTGAATTTGGTAATCAGTATATGAGAGTTTATAAAGATAAAGCTCAAGTTTTATCAGGTGGTTCTGCTTTTGAAATATCAACTCCATATTTAACAGCAGAATTATTTGACATTAAATTTGCACAAAGTGCCGATGTAATGTACTTAACACACCCAAGTCATTCAACAAGAAAATTATCAAGAACAGGTCATACATCTTGGACATTAACAGAAGTTGATTTTACCAATGGTCCTTTTTTAGATACAAACATATCAACAACAACTTTAACACCAAGCGGTACAACAGGTTCAGTTACAATCACAGCATCTGCTAATACTTTTGTTTCTACAGATGTAAATAGATTAGTTCGTATAGGTGATGGTATTGCAAAGATTACAAATTTTAATTCAGCTACATCTGTTACAGCAACAACGTCTACAGATTTTGCAAATACAAACGCATCAACAAATTTTTCATTAGGAGCTTTTTCAACTACTACAGGCTTTCCATCTTGCGTAACATTTTTTGAACAACGATTAGTATTTGCTGCAACAGTAAATAATCCACAAACAATTTATTTTTCTAAATCTGGTGATTATGAAAACATGGATGCAAACATTGGTGGTACTATTAAAGATGATGATGCTATTGTTTATACTATTGCATCAAACCAAGTAAACGCTATTAGATTTCTTTCACCAACAAGAACTTTAATTATAGGCACTGCGGGAGGAGAGTTTGCAGTATATGGGGGAGGGGATAACGATGCTATAACTCCAACTAATATAATTATTAAAAGACAATCTAATTTTGGTGCAGCTAATGTAGATGCTGTACCAGTTGGTAACGCCACTTTATTTTTACAAAGAGCTAGAAGAAAAATTAGAGAACTTGCATATAATTTTGATGTAGATGGTTATATTGCACCTGATATGACTATACTTGCAGAACATGTAACTGAAGGTGGTGTAACTCAAATGGCTTATCAAGATGAACCGCTTGCAATACTATATGTTGTAAGAGGTGATGGTGAATTAGTTGCTTTGACTTATCAAAGAGATCAACAAGTTACAGCTTGGCATAGACATATATTCGGTGGTGTTTTTGGAACAGGTAAAGCTGTATGTGAGAGTGTTGCTGTTATTCCAACAGATGATACAGAATATCAAGTATATGTTATTGTTAAAAGAACAATTAATGGATCAACTAAAAGATATATTGAAGTTTTAAATACATTTGATTTTACAGAAACAGATAATACAACATTTAATTTTTTAGATAGTCAATTAAATTATGATGGTGTTTCAACAACACTTAATGGTAATATTTCTAATTCAGTAACTACAATAGCATTAACAGATGCAAGTAGTTTTAGTAGTGCAGGTAAGATAAAAATTAATAATGAAATTATTTCTTATGCGGGTAAATCAACAAATAATTTAACAGGATGTACGAGAGGTGTAAATTCAACAACTGCTGTGGCTCACACATCTGGCGCAACAGTAGATCAAGTTCTTGAAACAGTAACAGGTCTTTCACATCTTGAAGGACAAACAGTTTCTATATTAGCAGATGGAGCAACACATCCCACAAAAGTTGTAAGTTCAGGTTCAATAAGTTTAGATAGAGCTTCAAAAAAAGTAAAAGTAGGTTTAAGTTATACTTCAATATTACAAACTATGAGAATAAATGCAGGCTCACAAAATGGAACAGCTCAAGGTAAAACAAAAAGAATATACGAAGTAACTGCAAGATTATTTGAATCAGTAGGAATTGAAGTAGGACCTGATCTTAATAACATGGAAAGAGTACCATTTAGAACATCCTCTGACCCAATGGATCAAGGAATACCACCATTTACAGGTGATAAAGAAGTAGAATTTAGGGGTAATTTTGAAACTGATGGTTTTATATTTGTAAGACAAACTCAGCCTTTACCTTTGACAGTTTTATCGTTATACCCAAGGTTAGTAACAAATGATGGATAATATACTATATATAGTACCATACACTAAAGAACATGGAGATTTTATTTTGTCTTGTCAAATGAATCATAATATTTTGGAAAGAGATAGGAAGTTTATAGAGGATGGAAAAAACCTATTAGAACCAAATTTATCCTTTACAGGACTAATTGGTAAGAAACCAATCTTTGCTGCTGGTATGAAAATGATTTGGGGAAAAGTAGCAGAAGGTTGGGTTATAGCAACTTCAGATGTTTGGGATCATCCATTATCAGTTGCTAAAGCTATTAAAAAAGATTTTGCAAGAATTGCAAAACAAAATGATATTACTAGAGTTCAAACAGCAATCAGAGCAGACTTTATAAAAGGTAAAAGATTTGCTGAATGGCTTGGTTTAGAAAATGAGGGACTTATGAAAAAATATGGTTATGATGGTTCAGACCAATACAGATATGCGAGGGTTTTCTAATGGCTCCAGCGTTACCTTATATTGCAGTAGGTACTTCTGTATTAGCAGCAACTCAAGCATCTGCTATAGGAAAATTTAATCAAGCTGTTCTAAATAGAAATGCTCAAGTTGCAGAACAAGAAGCAGATCAAGCAAGAAAACTTGGTTATTATAATATTCAAAAATTTAATCAACAGTTTGAAAAATTACAATCAAAAACAAAAGTAGGTCTTTTAAAATCTGGTGTTGAATTATCAGGAACTGCTTTAAAAATTTTACAATCAAATGCAGAGCAAGCTGAATTAAATAGAGATGTGATAGAATATAATTCTAATGTTGCAGCAGCAAGAAAATTAGAGGAAGCAAACTTTGCAAGAATAACTGGTAATCTTAGAAGAATGGAAGGTAGACTTGCAGCATTAGGTTATATAAGTCAAGCTGGTACAAGTTTAATGAGTACAAATCAAGTATTTGGTGGAGGATCACCGCAAGGACAATTTGGTTCTACAGCTAACAATATAACATTTAGTAATTATTCATAATGGTAAAGATACCCACATATACTGCTGACACAGCTCCAACTGAACAAGTTTCAAGTGTTAAATCCAACATAGCAGTTTCACCAAGCAGTTCGCTTGCAGCAACATTATTACCAGCAGCTAAAGATGTTGAAAAATATTTTATACAAGAAAAAATTATTTCTAATAAAGTTGAGGGTGGTAAATTATTAGCAGACGCAAATCAAGAGTTATATGAAGCACAACAAAAAGCTAATTTAAAAAGTACACCTCAAGAAGGAATGAATTATTTTAACAATAGATATAATGAAGTAATATCTAAATATAAATCAAAAGGGAGCAATAATTATATTCAAAGATATTTTGAGTTAAATATGAACTCAAATAGACCATCTTATACAAATAATATTTTAAAAACTACTAGAGCAAATATGGTCAAAACAAGAGTAGATCAAGTTGATTTAAGAGTTCAAAATAAAATAATAGCTGGAACTATAGCAGGAGGTAATTTTGATTTTGAAACTTTAACACAAAGTGTATTACAAGATTATAGAGAATTAGTTGATGAAGGAATTATCGGTGAATCAGATTTTCAAATTGTAAAACAAGGTTTACCTCAAGAAATAGAAATAGGATTAATTAGAAATATTGCAAAAAATAATGCTGCTGAAGCAATAGTTATTTTATCAGACCCAACCCAATTAAAACAAATACCTAGTTCTGAAAAACGAAAGCTAGTTACAGAGTTTGGTGCATTACTTAAAATTCAAGAAGATGTAATAAAAAATTCAAACTCAAAATTTCAATTAAATTCAATGAAAACAATAGTGGAAAAATTCCAAACTACTGATACTATAGGAATATCAAAGGAAGAATTAGAAAATTTTAAAAATGGCGACATTGAATTTGATAATCAAGTTGATGAACTTAATAACAAAATCATCAATAAAAAGTTTAGCACTGATACAAATTTTGATACTAACACCGATATAATTTCAAAAATTTATGATGGAACTATAACAAACTTAACAGATAAATTTTTACTTGCGAATGAGACAGAACCAAAAAGTATCATTCAAAGATCAGGTGAAGGTTCTATTAACTTAAATGATGTTAAGTATCTAAGTACAGTTTTTACGAGAAGTAATAATGAACAGTTTAAACAAGAGGATCAAGTTTTTTTTAAATTTGTAAATGACTTACAACCTTTGTTGCAAGGTAATAGTTTTATTAATTTTTTTGATAAACAATATAATTTTAAAGCAAGCACACTAAGACAGACTCTTTACAAAAGATATGTAGATGGATTATTCAAAGGTGAAACACCTGAAAATCTAACAACCCCAAGCAATGAAAATTATATCGCAAAAGATATTACAAGTTATTTACCAAAAACAGCAGACTTAGATAAAATAGTTATTGATATGGCTGGAGGTGAAATATTACCAAATGGTTTTCCTGTTAGAGAAAATGGGGAAGATGCAAATACTTATCTTTCAAGACTTGAAACTTTTAATGAGGATGAAACTGATTTAAATTTAATAACAGAAGAAAATCCGGGAATTGTCAAACTATGGAGCAGATATTATCAAACAGATGAAAGTCTTTTGAAAGAAGCTAGTGCTTTGAGAAATCTATCTCTTGAAAAAAATATTCCTGAAATAGCAAAAAAAGCAATAGATACCGCAGCTACAATTTTTGAAGGTGATGGAGGATTTACTAAAGAAACTTTAAAAAGTTATTTAAGTGATATTGGACAAATTGAAACTAAATATGAAACCAAAATTCAAAAAGGTATAACTGTAGAAAGAACTAAATTTGGCGCAAGATCATATTGGCAAATAGAAGTTACAACTGCAAAAGACTTATTAGAAAATGCTGCACGTTTGTTTGGTGAAAAATTTGAAAAACAATTTGGTAATTACAAAGGTAATTTTAAAACTGCAAGAGAAGGATTATTAAATTTATCTGATAAAGAATTAACATTAATAATAGAAAAAGATGATGCTTTAGGTGCATCATTTGCTGCTGCGATTATCGTATCAAGATTTGAGTAATATGAAACTAGGGGATCAAAAAACTGCATTACAAGAAGCTGGTTTTTCTTTTAAAGAAATAAACGATTGGCAAAAAGATAAAATTACTAAGTTAAGTAAAGGTGGCTATAATAATTTAGAAATAGCTCAAGAGTTTAAATCTGTGCCAGATGACAAACCTTTCATAGAATATTGGCAAGGTGTTACTCAAGAAATAAAAGATGAACTATATGATAAAGATGAAATTGTTTCACCTGATGATGAAATGCTTTACAATGATTTACAAAGAGAAGGAAATCCAAAATCTTTAAAAGAAATAGTTGTTGGTCAAAAATTTAATAGTCAAGATATTTGGGATAGAGGTGCAGGTAAAACATTATGGAGTTTAGGTAAAAGATTTGTAGATGAAAAAGGTTTACCTGAGTTTATATCAAATCCTGAAGAGCCTGAAGATTATACATGGTTTGAAGGATTATTAGAGCATGCACTAACACTTGGTTTTGATGCACCCTTTTATGGTTTGAGTTATTTTCCGGGTTTTTTAACAACAGCAAATCCTATTGCTGGAGCTTTTACTGCTGGCGCAATACCATCCGCAGCTAGAGCTACAATAATTGAAGGTTTAGAACAACAATCTTATGGACAGCCTGTTGATACTCTTAAAAATTTTTTAAAGGTAGGAGTACAAGAAGGAATAAAAGGTGGCACACAATTAGCAGTTACTGCTTATGCACCACAACTAAGATTAACACCGGGTGGTCCACAACTCGGAGAAAAATATTTAACAAGATTTCTTTCACAACTTACAGCTTTTGAAGGTTCTGGTGCAATATTAAATCAACAGTTACCAAGTGCAAAACAATTTAGTTACTCTGCTGTTTTATTTAGTGGTCTTGGAATAATACAACCAAAAAAAACTATGGAGACTAGAACCAAAAAAATATATACAGATACAGGAAAAAAACCAAATCAACTTTTTACAGATGCCATTAAAGATAGAACTATATTAGAAGATGTATCATCAAGAAGTTACATCAGAGCTTTTAAAAATTTACTTACAAGAAAAACTGTAGAAAAAGAAGCAAAAGAGCAAACAAATTTTCAATTCAAAGAACCATTAGATATTGCTGCTGCAAAAAATATTGCGAAAACAGATAAAGTTTCAATGCTCTCAAAAGAAAGATTACTTGAAATGGGTAAAACTGCAAAAGAAATTAAAAGACAAGCTATTATAAAAGGTATTGATAATAAATATCCTGTTCTTGAAATTATGAGAGACTTAGGAGTTAATACAAAAACAGGAATAGAGAAATTAAATTTATATGAACAAGTAAGAATATTAGAAGGTTTACCAAACAGAGCAGGATATTTCATAGAAAATAAAACAATCAATAACAAAACATTAAGTGATAGAGGTTCAGGTCTTAAAGAAGTAGTAGAACCTATTATTAAAAAAGGTAAAACAGAATTAGAATTATTTGAAACATATTTATTAAACAGAAGAGCAATAGAATTAAACAAAAGAGGTATTGAAAGTAATTTTGATAATGCTGTAGCAAAAGAATTTGTTAGTAAATATAATTCAAGATTTGAAAATACAGCTAAAAAAATAGACAAGTATCAAAAAGATGTTTTAGAATATGCTGTTGATGGTGGTTATCTTCCAAAATCTGCATTTGATGCAATGACAACAGCTAACAAAAATTATGTAACATTTGCTAGAGAACTTATAGGTTTAGATGGAAAACCGGTAGCAGAAAAAGGAAGTGTCAATCCTTTTAAAGAAATAAAAGGTGCTAAACTTAAAGTGTTTCCACCATTAGAACAAATAGTAAAAAACACAAATACTATAGTTGGTCTTACAGAAAAAAATGCAGTAAAAGTAAAACTTATTGAATTGATTGAGCAAGGTAAGAACAAAGATAAAAATTTATATCCTTTTATAAAAAAAGTAAATCCTCAAAAAACAAATCTTCCTAAAGAAGATTTAATGACAATTAGAAGAGATGGTAAAACTGAAACTTGGAGTGTAGGAAGAGAATTAAAAGAAGCATTAAAAACAATGGATGAACTTGGTGTAAATCACATTGCAAGATTTTTAGGTGCGCCTGCTAGAACTCTTAGAGCTGGTGCAATACTTACACCTGACTTTGCTGTGCCAAACTTTTTTAGAGATACAATGCAAGCAACATTTTTAAATAAAGTTCCTTTTATTCCATTTGGAGATTCTATAATAGGTTTGTTTCATATTTTAACAAAAGGTAATAATAAAAAAACATTAGAGCTTTACAATAAATATATTAAATCAGGTGGTATGCAATCTACATTACTATCAATGGATAGACCTAATTTATTTGATGGTAAAGTTTTTGATATATTATCAAAAGGACCAGTAAGAAACGCAGACAGAGGACCTCTTGCACCTCTTAGAGCTCTTACAAGATTATCTGAGGAGATGACAAGATTTAGAATATTTACAAAAACTTATAAAAAAGCAAAAAAAGAAGGTTTATCTGAAAGAGAAGCTATTGAAAGAGCAGGTTTTGAGGCAAGAAACCTTTTAGATTATGCAAAAAGAGGAACAACTGGAAGATTTATAAATCAATTAGTTCCATTTTGGAACGCAAGAGTTCAAGGTTTGACAAGATTATATGAAGCATTTAGAGATAATCCAACAAGAACTTTAAGTATGATTGGTGCTGTTATTGTTTTACCAACAATAACAAATTATATGGCTTATTATAATAATCCAAATTATAGAGAGCAGCCTAATTGGTTAAGAATGAATTATTGGTACTATGAGGTTGATGATAAACCAAGAAGATTTCCAGTTCCTTTTGAAACAGGAACTTTCTTTAAAGGTTTAATAGAAAAAACTTTAGATTGGTATTTTTTAAATGAAAGAGAAGAGGCTCTAAAATTTGCTGGAGAATTTTTGAAACAATCAGCTAAATCATTTGCTCCATTTCCTCCAGCTTTTACACCTTTTGTTGAGAATTTTGCAAATTACAGTTATTTTAGAGAAGCACCTATTGTTCCAAAATCATTAGATAAAAAATTACCAAATCATTTTTACTATACAGAATACACATCAGAGACTTTTAAATATTACTCTAAAATATGGAATGGTATGGTTGGTGATGATAGTTTACTTGCAACTAATCCTATACATGCAGAGCATGTTTTTAGATCATGGACAGGAGGATTGGGTAGACATTTAATAGATGTATTAGATGCAGCATTAATTAAAGGTGAGTTTATAAAAGACCCTATTAAACCAACTGATACTTTAACTAAAATACCAGTTATAAGAGCTTTTGATGTTAGAGACGTGCCGGGTTATTCATCTACATCCTTAGTTAAATTTTTTGAGGAATATGAAGATGTTTCAAAGATAGTAAATGGTATGGAAAAAGCTAGAAAAGATGGTAATACAGAAGAGTATTTTAAATTGCAAAAACAGTTTGGTGCAGATCATAGTGTTATATTACAATATAGGGAAAGTATTAAAGAGCTAGATATACTTATAAGACAGATTTATAACACTAAAAAATTAGGAGACGGCACAACCATAACACCAGATGAGAAGCGGGAAATGATTGACCGACACTACATGTTAATGATAAACTTTGCTCAAGAAGCGTTAAAACTTCTTGAAGAAATTAGGAAAGAATAATATAGGGATTGTATGACAGTATCAACAACGATAATAAAATCTTCCCATAATGGTAATGGTTCTACAACTACATTTGCATATAATTTTAGAATTTTATCAAACTCAGATTTAGTTGTAATAATTCGTAATAATTCAACAGGCACAGAGACTACCAAAACTTTAACGACTCATTATACAGTTAGTGGAGCTGGTGATCCTACGGGAGGAAGTATAACATTTACTTCTGGGAATATACCTGCTTCTGGTGAAACTGTAGTAATTAGACGAAATGTCCCGCAAACGCAATCTATTGATTATATTGCGAATGATCCATTCCCTGCGGAGACGCATGAAGAGGGTTTGGATCGTGCTACTATGATTGCACAACAAGTATCTGAAGAAGCTGATAGATCAATAAAACTTTCAAGAACAAATACAATGACATCTACAGAATTTACTGTAGGTGCAACAGACAGAGCAAATAAAATTTTAGCATTTGATGGTAATGGTGAAATATCTGTTACGCAAGAACTAGGATCATTTAAAGGTAATTGGTCAAGTGGTACAGCTTATGTTGCGAGAGATTTAGTTAAAGATACATCAACAAATAATATTTTTATTGTAAATACAGCACATACTGCATCAGGTTCACAACCTTTAACAACAAACGCAAACTCAGCTAAATATGATTTAATTGTGGATGCAGCAACTGCAACAACTGCACAAACCGCAGCATCTAATTCAGCAACTGCGGCATCAAACTCGGCTACAGCAGCAGCAACTTCAGAAACAAATGCAGCTAACTCGGCAAATTCTGCAACATCATCTGCATCAACCGCAACTACAAAAGCTAGTGAAGCATCAACATCTGCAACCAATGCAGAAAATGCAAAGAACGCAGCAGAGGCAGCATTAGATACGTTTGACGATAAGTTTTTAGGAAGTAAAACATCTGATCCAACAGTAGATAATGATGGTAATGCACTAACAGATGGTGCTTTATATTTTAATACAACAATAAATGTTATGAAGGTTTATGATCTTGGTAACACACAATGGAAACAATTAGTACCAACAACATCACAACAAGCAAATATTGATACAGTTGCAGGCATATCTAGTAATGTAACAACAGTTGCAAACAACGATTCTAATATTACTGCTGTTGCTGGAAATGCTACAAATATAAATTTAGTGGGATCAAATATTACAAACGTAAATAATGTTGGTTCAAATATTGCAAACGTAAACACAACAGCAGCTAACATTACAGGTGTTAATAGTTTTGGTGAAAGATACAGAGTAGACTCATCTGCTCCTACAACAAGTTTAGATGTTGGAGATTTATATTTTGATACAACACAAAATGAACTCAAAGTTTACAAATCAAGCGGTTGGAGTGCTGCGGGGTCCACCATTAATGGAACATCGGCAAGGTTTACATATACAGCTACTGGTGGTCAAACTACTTTTACAGGCTCAGATAATAATGGAAATACTCTAGCTTATGATGCTGGTTTTATTGATGTTTATTTGAATGGTGTAAAATTAGTAAATGGAACTGACGTAACAGTAACATCTGGCACTTCAGTTGTTTTAGCATCAGGTGCTACAGCAGGTGATAAGTTAGATTTAGTTGGATTTGGTACATTTAACGTAGCCTCTATTGCAGCATCATCAATAACTTCAGGAACTTTAAATAATGATCGTTTGCCTTCACCAACTTTAATTGTTAAAGGTGATGGTTCTTCAGCAGATGGTCAAATACAATTAAACTGTTCACAAAATTCTCATGGTGTAAAAATAAAAGCACCACCTCACTCTGCTGGACAATCATACACTTTAATATTACCTCAGAATGTTGGATCAGCAAATCAAGTTTTAGCTAGTAATGGTAATTCTACAAACCAATTATCTTGGATTGATGCAGCAGAAACTAAACCAACAGTAGCAGATGTATCTCAAACTATTGCTCCAGCTACTGCTACAACAATAAATATTACAGGAACAAATTTTGTTTCAATACCTCAAGTACAATTTATTAATAGTTCTACTGGTGCTATTACAAATGCTAACACAGTATCATTTACAAACGCTACAACATTATCTGTTAATCTTACTTTAGCATCAGGAAATTATTTTGTAAGAATAGAGAACCCAGATGGTAATGCTGGAAGATCAACAAACAATATTTTAACTGCATCTACTGCACCATCATTTACAACTGCCGCAGGTCAATTAGGTACAGTTGCTGGTAATTTTTCTGGTACAGTATTTACAGTTCAAGGATCATCTGATAGTGCTATATCATTTAGTGAAGTTACATCAGGTGGAAATGTATTAACTGCATCATCAGGTGCTAATTGCAGTTTAGCTTCAAATGGTGTAATAACTACAAGTGATTTTGGTGGAACTTCTACAGTAGCAACTTTGTATAATTTCACATTAAGAATTACAGATGCTGAAGGTCAGACAGTAGACAGAGATTTTAGTTTACAATCTAGCTTCGGTGCAACTGGAGGAGCATGTTTCAACTAAAATTAACAATGGAGAAATTTAACTAATGGCTAGTACATATTTAACAAAAACATTTAGTGGTGCAGGTAATAGAAAAACTTGGACAATGAGTGCATGGATAAAAAGAAGTGCATTAG